GAAGAAGCTAGACCTGTCGAACGAAACCCTGAGCCTGAAGAAATCACAGAAGTCGCAGAGGTCAGAGAAGAATCTGGAGGTGAAGAAAGTCCAGTCGCAATTGAATCAAGCGAAGACACAGGAGTGGAAGCCACATCAGAAAGTGCAACCACTGTCACTGAAGATGAAGATGTTGCAATTGTGGAACAAGATAGTATCGATGTTTCGATAGCAGATATAACTAGACAAGTTGAACAAACTACAGGTAGCGTTACCCAAAAGCTAGAACAAGTTAATCTGTTGGTAGCTAAAGTTATAGCGAGTTCAACATCTGTTGACACTTATAGTAATGTAAATCAAAATATATTTAGAAATCAATTAAACATAGACGGTGGTAATTACAATGAGACCAGAAACTATATTGATACTAGAAATATATATGCTGAAGTTACGTATGGAAATCAAGATCCTGTTCAGCAATATCAAAAGAAAGTTCAAGAAGCTACTGACAATAGGATAAGGGCTGAAGAACATCTAAGGAGGATACGTGGATATTAAAACGATAGCAGGGATTGTAGGTTTAGTGATAACTATTGGCTCTCTCTTTGTATTTCAAGGTCAATTAATACAGAGGATTGATGTGTTAGAAGCTAAGTCTGCTCCAGATATTAAACCTCTGGAACAAGACATAGCTATTAATAAGGCAGAGATAGCTGTACTCAAAGCTAAAGTAGAAGAGATTAAGGCTCGATCTGATAACCCTCTTCGCTAGTAAGATTATAATATTCTAATAGTTCTAGCTCAGTACCATGTTTCTTCTGCCATGATTTGGTACCACCATGTATACCATGCTCAGGATGTTGATGGTGATTCCAGCAAAGTGGGATGAATAATTTACTTCGCTGTCCCATTCCCATGCCTGTTCGCAGGTGATGAATGCTTGCTTCTGTAAATCCATGTCCCTCTCTTTTGCAAACTATACAGCCATATACTTGTGCCATGTAGTTCATTATTTTTTTTTCTTTCTTGTTGCTACTCATGTTTGTCGCTGTCTGCCTTACGCCTTATCTTTCTATGACCAGCTGGATCCATATCAAGATGTGCATTCTTAATCAAGACATCAACAATCTTGTGAGCATGAGAGATAGCGGAGAGGTTACACCCCTCCTTTATCTCACGATAGGTCGGGCTTATACCCGTAGTATCTATATACTGTTCAATGTATTTGAGTACGCCTAGTTGTATCGGTGTCATTGTTCCTCCTAGAACGGTGGTTCATCACCATTAAATACTGATTTAATTTCTTCTACATTAGATTTGTCTTGCTTAGACATCTTGTCACCTAGTAGTTGTATGTTGTGTCCATAGTTTACTTCTATCTGAGGTATGATGTGGTCGTCATCTTTTCTCCATGACGTAGTCAATCCCTCTAGATATATCTGTTTGCCTTTGACCAGATATGGATGTAAATGTTCAACAAGTTTTTCATTCCAGACAGTAACGTTGTGCCAGTCAGTTACTTCTTCTCTACCTTTCATACGATTGGTAGCTAGACTAAACTTCATGTACTGTTTGCCACTGCTTGAATCTTTAAGCTCGGCATCTTTGCCGAGCCTACCTATTAAACATACTCTGTTTAAATCATTTGCCATTTATTTTTTCCTCCAATAGTTTAACTTTTTTATTACCAACAGGTTCTTTAAAGTCATCAGCTTCAGCTTCTGAATACAAGTAAGCATGAGCATTCAATAGTTTTAAGATACATCTATCTACTGCTCTCTTCTCTGCCATTGCATATGGATAAGAGTTCATTGTATTTTGTTTACTGCTTTCACCTAATGATTCTACAGTCCTTTCACCTAGTGTAGCTACACACTTAACAACAACATCTGGATTAAAGTTAAGTACATCTAATGTCCACGTAATGTTGTCTTGAGCTGCTACTTTTTCTAGAGCATTGTGTTTAATTATCCATGTAGTTTTGCCACCTCTTTTAAGATCCCAGAAGTCTGCACTACCTAGCTTGTAATCGCTTTTAAATTTAGCAATCAATTGTTCTGTATAGTTACTCATCTTTGTCCTCCTTTAGACTAATGATTCCACGTTTGTTTAATGATATAGATATACCTGCACCATATACTTTACGATGTTTGGTCTTATCTAATCTGCTTTTTAAATTATCTTTATGTTCATTGTGTTGTATAACAAATGGTTTGGTAGCTTTGTATAGCTTTACTTGTTCTAAGAACTCGTCATCTTTACTCAAGTCTATTGACTTTAATCCATTGATAGCAATGTCATCTGGCTTTGGTGTTACCGGTAACTCTACATCTATTGGTTGTTCATCATTGACAACACATTCCCAGATGTAACTAAGGACTTTGAACAATCGTTGTTGGTCTCCCATGTCACTATCTATTACACCGTGTTCCCATTTATTGTTACCAAATATAGCTGAGAGATACATCCATGTTGCACCAGTGTGCATCATGTAGTGTTGCATCTGCCAGTAGTTACGTTCAGCCAATACATCAAAACGATTGCCATGATACGTATGCTTACATTCTATTGGTATCTTTTTTTCATATGTCATACCATCTAGATGTGACATCAACCAATCAGGATGTACACCACTACTTGTAACATCAACATCTCTAATTATTTTTTCATCTAACTCATAACCTAAAAAATCTAGGTTAACTTTTTCTGTTGCAACACCTACTTGTACTGCTATGTTTTGAGAGAGATCATCAGGTTCTTTACGACCTGTCTTCTCTTCCCAAACAGATTGCCAGTCACCGGTCATGATTCTTGTTGAATCAGATCCACCAATGCCACGCTTTCTATCTTCTATTTGTTGTTGTGATAACATAATATCTCCTATGTTTGTTCTATAATTATACTACTTATCTTCTACTTTATCTAAGTATTTGTTGTGTATCTTTTGGTCACCTTGCATCCATATTTCTAGTCTCATAAAATTTTTAGTCATCTTGTATAGCCAATCATAATGTTCAACATACATTGGCTCACATCTGTCTATAAAATCTTTAGGTACTGGTAGTCTAGGGTATGGATACTCTTTGATTATACTTTCAGTGCAGTGATCTATAATAAATCTTGGATACTTGCATAGTAAATCAAAGTATCTAGTCAATCCTAAATCATCTGGAACCTTGACTTGAAATGTACTAGCTATAGTCTCAAGACATATAGCCACATCCTCCCTAGAACATGGCTTCATGTCAGCACTACAACTGGTTAAGATATCAGGTGCGATACCATCAGCGTGGTCAGTCTTTGGAAACTCTCTTGTTATTCCCATCTGATTCTGTATCTGTTCGCTTCGCAACACTAAGTATTCTACGCCTCCTTTTCTGAACTGAATCGGTACTTGTTGCAGAATGTCCTGTACTCTTGTCGTTGCGGACACGGTATTCATCTGCTCTACGGATCCAATTCCTAAACGTTGCTTCCCAATTTGCAGATACGCCTCCATTGGCAAGGTAGTAATCAACGAACTTATCTTTTTCATAACGTATGTTTACCTCCGGACATGCTGATAGCATGTCTAATAATGTTTGTTTGCTGGGCATCCAGCCCTCTTTCATTTTTGTTTTCATTTGCACTCCTAAAATAATTTGTGTTGTTGTATGTTAGAGTGAGCAATCTTGTCAATGAGTTTTGTAACACACTCCATCCATCGTTCTCTCATACTGTGCTTGTGATAATTCCAAATGTCTACGTGTCTATGAGGTATGGCGCTCCTAAACTCTAAGCTTGTATCCTTTGGATTTATCGTTGCTTGTATTACATCTGGTAAATGTTCATGTACGATACAACCGCAATGCTCAATACCAGTTGCACTCCAATCAACGGCACGAATGTCTACATAAATATCTGACTGAGGTATAGACTTGACTTGCTCAAGTGTGCATCTCATATCTATACCTCGCCATTTTACATAGAGTAGTCTATGTGTTTTCATTAACAACCATCACGTCTCATCTGGATAGTCATACATTCTTGTAGACTTAAACCAGATGGAAACATAATGTCTCTTTCAATACCCAGTCCCATACCTACTGGTGTACTAGCTAGTTCATCAAGACTTACAAATCCATACTCAGCTTCAGTTATTATGCACAATCCGTAAGCTATGTTAGTCTCTGGATCCAACTCTGATAGATACCAAGTACCTATACCTATTGGATTGAATAGTTTAACAACACAATCAAATGATTTAGTACCATCTTGTTGCTCATGATTTTTAATCAGTTGTGTTCGTTGTGTCTTTGTTAGTAGTTTCATTGTTATCTCCAAGTGTTATGACAGTGAACTCCCATTCACCATCTTCGTTTACATAATGTTTAGTGTTACCACCAAGCTGTTCAAGTACGTTTATTGTTTTATCTATAGTCATAAGTTTATCTCCAAGAAGTATGTTGCTTTCCAGTTAATGTAATACTCAATGTCTGGACCATAGTCATGATTACCTGCAATGCTTTCACGTAAAGCAAAGAAGTCATCATCACCTATATAATCCATGAGCATACGCGCATAGAATGGTTTGTAATTGTTGTTGATTTTGAACTGGTCACCAACAGTATCAACATCTATGTCGTACCTGATAACACCAAGTATTATTTCTATGTTGTAATGCTTACGTCCTTTCTTCCTAAGTTTATCTGTAAGCTGAACAACCCTATGAAATACCATAGGGTTATTACGATGAAACTTACGGAAGTTATCACAACTCATTTTCTTCAGCCATAACTTTCTCATCTTCTGATTGCTGGTGCATTTCATCAGAACGATCATCAATAAGATTTGATATGGTTTGTTCTTGATTGTCTAAGATACTAAACAATTCCATAAACGCATCACGTTTGCCTTGATTGTATGACAAGTCACACTTAGCATCTAATGATGTCATCTTATGTTCTTCTGGTAACTGAGCTATTACCTGTGCTACACATTCTGTTGTGTAATTCAGGTATTGTTTAGTTACAGTTTGAGCTGCCATGAGGTCGTACATACTCATGGTATTTGTTTTCTCTCTCTTCATATTTATCTCCAAGTTGTAGGATAGATAGACTAGTTTTCCTCCATACATAGTCATCTTGGAACAGGTTATGTTGGCTTTCAAAGACTACTAATCACCAACCATCTCTGTCTATCTACCCTATTCTATTATTATACTACCTTTGTTCTACTTTAGGTAGCCCTTTCGCATCCAAGATTGTATCTGTATGGCATCAAGCCAGTCAGATACCTTTGGTATGTAGCCACAATCCTCAGTGATATGCCTTTCAGCTATCAATCGGACCGGGACTTTACGTCCATCACTATTGGTTATCGTAGTGCCGAACACCTGTTCGCACATAAAGCAACCCTCAGTGTGATGTCGTAAAGCCCTATGTTTTACAGTAGCTATATGTTTCTTACTGTCATCAAACCAATCATGAATGGCTTGGTAATCCTCTGGGATCCCGCCCCATTTCTGGACTGATGACAGTGCATGATGATAACAATTAGCCATTGTCTATCTCCTTAAATCTATGACATTCAGATTCTCGATAGTAAGTTTCGCAATCAATAACAAGTTCACCTTTATCATAGATTACATCACCACTACCACCCTCATTGTTGTACCAATCAATTTGTACATAGTTCATATAGTCACCAATAAACTCAGTGATATACTCAGACAGTGTAGTGCTTCTATGTTCTTCTGATTGATGTGGTTTATACCAGATGTACTTATGCCCCAATCTCATTGGATCACGATAGTAATCTTGCAGTGCATACATTTTATTTCTTTGTTTTTTGTACGTTGGATCAGCCCAATCTATAGTTTGTGTATCACCTAGTCCAGCCTCTTTTTGTATAATTTTATGGTCAGGTATCTCATCTTGTGTAACAAAATGTACACTTTCAAAGTCACCACTATCACCACCGCCATTAAAACTAACAGCAAAATATATAACATCATGCTGTTTCATGAACCTATGAAACTCTGGTATTGAATGTTCTTTGAAAGACTTATTCTGT